AGGAAGGCAACGAAGAAAGCCTTACCCGCTACTCGGACATCATGGTCATCAACGAACTCGGCCACGCCCATCGTGTCCGCGCCGAAGGGACCATCGACCGCCAGCGCGTTCCCTACGACATGCGCGAAGAGTGCTACGACTCGCTCAAGGACTGGTCTGCTGACCGCTTTGACACGTGGTTCTTCAACCAGCTCGCCGGCAACACCGTGACTGGCCTCTCGACCAAGTACACCGGCTTCAACGCCCCCATCGCCCCGTCTTCGACCCGCATTCTTCGCGGCGGCTCGCTGACGACCGACCAGGCGCTTCAGGCCGATTCCACGGCAGTGTTCAAGCTGTCGATGATCGACAAGGCCATCAACATCGCCAAGACCACTTCGCCCATGCTTCGCCCCATCAAGGGCCTCGGCAAGGACGTTGACTATGTGGTCTTCATCCACCCCAACCAGACGCTTTCGCTCCGCGCTGACACCGCGACGGCCGGCAACTGGTTCGACCTCCAGGGCAAGAAGCTCCAGGGCGGCGAAACTGCGGCCAACGGCCTCTATACCGGCGCCCTCGGTATCTACAACCGCACCCTGATCGTGGAAAACAACCGGGTTCCCCTGGGCGTTCATTCCTCGACCTCGGCATCGCAGTCGCTGGTCCGTCGCGCGATCTTCTGCGGTGCACAGTCCCTTGGGGCTGCGTTCGGCAAGGGCGGCGGCAAGAACAAGTTCAAGTGGGTCGAAGAACTCTTCGACTACGACCGCGAACTTGGCGTTCGTTCGTCCTTCATCGGTGGCCTCAAGAAGACGGTCTACAATAGTGTCGATTACGGCACCATTGTCCTGTCAACTTACGCCGCTCCGGCTTCGTAAGGAGGGCTGAAAAATGGCAACTGGTACTGCTGCAACCGTCGCCCGCAAGTATCACTCGGACCAGGTTCACTACCTGACCAAGCTGATTTCTTACGCGGACGGCGCGTCCAACGTCTACACCATCGGGGTCATTCCCGCTGGTGCGCTGATCCTCAAGCCCGCGTCTGGTGTACACGTCACTACCGTATACAACTCGGGCACCAACAACCTGCTCAACATCGGCACGAGCGCCGATGACGACTTGTTCGGCACGGTTCTTTCGCTGACGGCCGCGAATTTCGTGCCGCTCGATGAGAGCATCGGCGGCTTTTACGTCACGTCCGACACGACCATCACCGCATCCCACGCTCTGACTGGCACTGCCGCGACGACTGGTGCCGGCGTGGTCGTTATCGCCTACGTGATGGCGAACCGCTCACTGTAAATGCACCAAGGCGGCGGGGAAACCTGCCGCCTTTTCTCAGGCTGGAGTAAAGCGCTGTGACCACTCAAGCCGCTATGATTGCCGAAATCGAGAGCGATACCGAACGCTCAGATACGGCGGCAATCCGCAACAAAATCGCCGCAGCTATCAGGCATTATCAGCCCACACGCTTTTGGTTTAACGAAGACCGGGATGTGACATTCAACACCGTCGCAGACCAGTCGGACTATGATTTCGTCACCGACATCACGCAGGAATTCTACACTATTGACGGGCTGTTCCTGACCGAAGGCAGCAACGTCTATGGTCTTCGCCCCGCCGACTATCGTGGGCTTGAAGTGCTGCTGGACGCCAACACCACCTCGGCTTTGCCGGTGTCGTTCGCCTACATCGACCGCAAGCTGCGCCTCTACCCGTACCCCGATGACGTCTATTCGGTGCGCGTGACGGGTCACATCAAGGTTGCGGTCCCGACGACCGACGACGAGGCTGGCAATGCATGGTTTACCGAGGCCTATGACCTCATCATGAGCCGGGCCAAGGCTGAGCTTTACGTCCATCGCTGGGAAGATCCGGGCAACCTGGCGGCAATGATGCGCGTAGCTGAACAGGACGCATTCTCGCGGCTGGTTTCCACCACCAATTCCAAGGTTGGGACGGGCACCATTCGCCCGACGCAGTTCTAGATGCTCCCCTTTGGCGCCTATCGCCCCGACATTGCCGAAACCAACCCGGCAGTGTCCAAGCACATCCTCAACGTCAATCCTCGCATGGATGCGCAAGGAGTATCGTATCATCCACGGCGCAGCCTACAGGTCACGACTGGCGCAATGGCCCTTCCTGGGGCTCCGCGCGGCGGGCTGGCTGTCGTCAAACGCTCTGGCGAGTTCTTCGGCTATTTCGGCACGGTAAACACGCTCTACCAGATGGACAGCACCTATCAGTTTGCCTCCATCGGCACGGGTTACGCTGTTCCGACAGGGCATAGCTGGGGTATGTGCCAGTACGGCGAGCGCCTTATCGTGACCAATACCGCAGATGGCATGCTGGTGTGGGACATTGAAAGCGGCGGCAGTGTTACCGCTGTCAGTGGTGCGCCCGATGCGCGCAACGCCTTTGTCTGGGCGGAAATGGTGATCGCGCTCGATTGTGACGGCGACAATCGCCTGATGCGCAATTCTGCGCCCGGCTCCTACACCAACTGGACGACGCGCGGTGCCGGGGCGCAGGAATTTGCAGACGGCGAGGCCCTGATGGGTGGCGGCGTCGTCAATGACGGCCAAGCCGTGGTGATCCAGCGGGCCGCAGTTCGTCTGCTGACCGTGACGGGAACCGAACGCATCTTCCGCATTGACAAGCTGCCCGGCGAAGTCGGTGCCGTAAGCCCTGAGTGTATCGTCCAGATACCAGGCGGCGTTGCCTTCATGGATAGCTCCGGACCGCAGATCGCAACGGCGCAGGGCGTTCAGGCCATCGGTGACAACAAGGTTGCCCGGACCTTTGTAAGCAGCGTTGGCGATATTTCGGCAGTAAGCGGCGCTTACGATCCGGAATTGAAGCAGATCGTGTGGCGCAAGTCGGCAACCGAATTGCTTGTGTATGACCTGACGACCCAGGAATTCGTGCCTGTCGAGGAAGACACGGCCTACATCGTGCGCATGTCCAACCCAGCTTTGACGCTGGAGGATCTGGACGCCTTTGGCACCTTGGACAGCCTGCCCTATTCGCTCGATAGCAACGCCTGGAAAGGCGGGCGCCCACGCCTTGCAGCGCTCGATGCTGACTATAAGTTCGGGTTCTTCGACGGCCCTGCGCTCGCGGCTGAAATGGACACGGCCACGTTGACCGATAACGTCACCATGCTGATGAGCTGGCTGGCTTCGGTGACCGACGATCCTGACGCAACCTTGACCCTTGGTGTTCGTGACCGCCTCGCTGACGCGGTGACTTACAAAGACCCTGTGAGCCAGACAGCCAGCGGGCGTTTTCCGGTGCGAGGCAGGGGCAAGTGCATTGTGGTTCGGGTCAATCATGCGGCGGGCGCCACGTGGACCTATAACCGCGGCATCGAAATTCCGCCGGGCGGGATGACGAAGGGCGGACCGAAATGACCATCTTTCAGGCGCCTTTGGCCCAGCCCGAGCCGGTACGGGTCAAGCTCTCAGCCACCACCGTCACAACCATCATCACGGCCCAGCAGTACAAGCAGGCCATCGGCAAAATCCGCGTCGTCAATGAAACAGGCGGGGCGGTGACGGCCAACGTCGATATCTACAACGGCACCACGGCCTATTCCCTCACAGGAACCGTGTCGATACCGGCAAATTCTAGCATCGAAATCTACGATGAAGTCCTGAACGTCAACGAACTGTTGCGGGTCACGGCTGGCACAGCCAATACGCTTGTGGTCCACGCGACTTTCGCGCTGGGCGCGCAGCGGTAAATGCAATTCGTCCATGTCGAGCCGGCGCGCATTGAGGCGCAATGGCCGGTTATTGCCGCGATCCTGGAATCTGCGGTGCGCAATGACCCCCAGCAGACCATGGAAGGTCTGCACAAACGGCTACAGACGGGCGCTGACAGCCTTTTGGAGATCACTGGCCCCGGTAGGTGCCTGATGGTCATCGAAGTCACCAATGACCTTGTGTGCTGGACCAAATATCTGGCCGGAACAATCGAGGGTGGCCCGAAAGCGCGGGTTTCCATCATGCGGGCCGCGGTTCGCCATCTTGAGACAGTGGCGCGGGATGCCGGCTGCACCGAACACCGGCTTTGCGGCCGCGACTGGCAGCGGATTCTACCAGATTACACGCCCTTCGAGGG